AAAATATATTGATACAAATATGGCAAATTTAATGTATCATCATGTTCAATTAGAGGCTCAAAGATTAGCATACTTTGAAGATAATTCTATTGAAGTTGCTGAAGATATACACGGCACATTTACTGATAGCCAAGCTCCAGGGGATTTTAGTAAATATGGTGACCCTATCTTTGACGCATTGCTAAGTCTTGGTACTGAAAAAATGTGTGAGTTAACTGGTAAAGATTTAATTCCTACTTATTCTTATCATAGATTATATACACAAGGCACAGAATTAAAAAGACATAAAGACAGACCTAGTTGTGAAATTTCTACAACATTGTGTATTGGTTATGACAACTCAAATGTTGACGCAAGTAAATATCCAGATTGGGATTGGCCTATGTTTGTAGGTCCTGTTTCAGGTGAAAAAGGCACAGACGGAATGCCTATTCATATGAAACCTGGTGATATGTTAATTTACAGAGGCGATGTTGTTGAACATTGGAGAGAACCACTATGGGGCAATAATCACGCTCAAGTGTTTTTACATTATAATGAAAAAGACGGACAATACCATATTCCTTATGATGGTAGACCTTTATTAGGAATGCCAGCAACATTTAGAAGTGAGGAATCTATTGAAAAAGCTAATCAACTAGATGAAAACTTAGAAACAGTAACTACGGAACCTGTAAAAAATGGCAAAGTAATTTATTAAGGATTTTTAATAATGAAAAAAGTTGAACAACATTGGAAAGTTCAGGTTGTAAAAGATAATCCAACCTACCCATTTATTGTCATTGACAATTGGTATACACCACAAGAAGAAAAAAATATCTGGAAAGAATTAGATTGGTATTCTTCACATGAACAAATTGATAGAGCCGAAGACACTATTGTAGCTAGATATAGCGATGGTACTTCAATGTCTAAGGCCTATCGTTTTTATACAGGTGATTATTATTCAGATATAGGTTATAATAAATCTCATGTGGCCAATTATATGTACAAACAAAGGACGCCAGAATTTCACAAAATAATTGGTGAATGTATGCCTTATGCTAGAAGTTTTATGACTTCAAATAAAGACTCAACTTTAATTTCTTATTATGAGGAAGATGACCATTATGAACCACACCATGATACTTTTTTATGGACTTGTTTAATATGGATGGTAAGAGAACCTCGTTTGTTTACAGGTGGAGATTTTGATTTTCCAGAGTCAGGTTATGAAGTTAAATTAAAAAACAATAGAGCTGTGTTCTTTCCTTGTTGTTATTTACATAGAGTTAGTCCTGTTAAATTTCATACACAACCTAAAGAAACAGGTTATGGTCGATATACTATAACTCATTTTTATTTTAGTGGTCCAAAACCAGTAGGGTCAAAAACATAAAAATGCCAGAATTTAAAGCTCATAATTTGTGGCCAATACCAGTTTATGAGTCAGAAACTCATGTAAAATCTGAATGGTTAGATTATATTTTAAATGCAGAATATGAGCGTATGCACATTGGTAATGGTGATATATCAAAAGACAGATATATTTTAAATAATTTACCAGAGTTAAAAAAAGAAATAGAATCTCATTGTAATTTATTTGTTAGAAAATATTTAAATGTTAGTGAAAATGCTAAATTTTATTTACAAAATTCTTGGTCTGTAAAACACAATCCTGGTGATAAAGCTCAAATTCATTTTCATGGTAGTAGTTTATTAAGTGGTGTATATTATTTAAAAACAAAACAAAATTCTGGCAATCTAGTGTTCCACAAGAATCCTATATATACTAATACTTTTCATCAAAGTATTCGTTTTGAATATGATGAAAATAATAATGTTAATGTAGAAAAATATATTATTAATGTAGAGAATGGTAAAATAATTTTATTTCCTTCTCATCTGGAACATAGTGTTGATGAAAATAAAAGTAACGAAGAAAGATATTCTTTAGCCTTTAACTTCTATGTAAGAGGTAAATTTGGTAAAGAAGAATACATATTGGAGATAAAATGAGTGAAGTTGATTTTAACGATTTAAAACCTTTAAAGATTTCAAAATCTAAAGGTAAATTTAAAACATTTACAAACGGCAGTATTATTGAGGGTGAGAATATGCCTCAACCATATCTTGGTCGGCCGTTGACGATAAATATTGATGAAATATTATCGGCGTATCCATCTGAAGATAATATTGGAACTCAAATACATAGTTTTCATGGTCAAACTTGGAAAGTCCTTGAAGACCACGAAACAGTTAAAAAAAGGTTAAATGAATAATGATTAAAAGTGAGTATTTTATATCTCCTATTTATTATGAAGATAAACCAGAGTGGGTTAATAAATTAAATGCTTTAAGTGACCCATATATTGCAGACGCAAGAAAAGACCAAGAAGAAAATAATAAAAAGAAATTAGAGTTGGGTTATAAGAATGATATAGGTATGACTTATCATAGTATACCTTTAGAACCTGACCAAAACTTTAGATTCTTCCACGATTACATGGCAAAAAAGGCTCGTTGGGTTTTAGATGATATGGGTTATGATATGGAAAAATATGGTCTCCATTATACAGAAAGTTGGGTACAAGAGTTTTCATTTAATGGTGCCGGCCATCATTGGTTTCATACTCACGCAAATAGTCATATTTCAGGATTCTACTTTTTAAAGGCAAGTGATAAAACATCTAAACCTTTATTTCAGGATCCAAGAACGGCTCATGTACCTTTAAAACTAAAAGAAAAAGATCCAACTAAAATTACGCCTGCTTGTGACTTGGTTAATTATTCAGTAAGACCTGGCTCAATACTATTATTTCCAGCATATATGTCCCACGCATATGCTGTTGACCATGGTATCGAACCATTTAGATTTATTCATATTAATATACGAGCAGTCGAAAAAGAATATATGTAAATCATATAAATACTAATATAAATAGGAATAGTTATGAGTGAAAAACCAAAAAATGTTATATCTATTGACGGAAAAGAATACGATATTGATGAAATGCCAACTGAGTTAAGAAACATTATTGTGGCAAGACAAGAGATACAAAACTCTAAAATCCGACATGAAATTGAATTGGAAAAGATTGAAGTATTAACGAAGTATTACAACGAAAAAATACAAGAGGGTGTAAAACAATTCAATGGCGGCAGTAGCAAATCTTAGGATAGACCAAGGCGCTTCTTTTAGTTCAGATGTAACTGTAACTAATTCAGAGGGCACGGTAGTTGATTTAAGTGGTTATACCACAGAGGCCAAAATGGCTAAATCATACGGCGCATCCACAACAACCACAATCACATCAAATGTGGCTTCAGACGCAACAACAGGTGTTATAGAATTATCATTAACAGATACACAAACAGCAGCTTTAGACGCACCAGCAAGATATGTGTATGATGTATATATCACTAAAACTGCTGACAGCACAGTTACCAGAGTAATTGAAGGCGTAATTACTATCAATCCTAAAGTATAATTGTTTTTTCCGTAGAGTCTTTTCGTTATAAATATTACAAAGAGAGAGGAACCTAATGGTTAAAGCTAGAATTAATCAGACTGGTGGTGTAAGAGCTAATATTAACTCAAATACATCTTCCGGTCCACAACAAGTATCAGTTCAGGTACCTAGTACCAATGTAAATGTTGCAAATGTTAACAGACTTAGAAGTCTAACGGATGTTGACTCTTCTACACTTACAGATGGTGCATTAATTCAGTATGACGCTTCCTCAGATAAATTTAAAACAAGAAACGAATTAGAGACCACTACAGGAACATTGGTTTTTAATGGAGGCAATTTTTAGGAGCAATAAATGTCAACAATCATTCAGATAAAAAGAAGTGCAAATACTTCGGCTCCATCAACGCTAAAACTAGGTGAATTAGCTTATACTTATGGTACTGGTACGCAAGGCAATAACGGTGATAGACTGTTTATTGGTGAGGGCGGTGTAGATGGTTCAGGTGACGCTAATAATATTACAGTTATCGGCGGCCAATATTTCGTAGATA